CTGATAAAAGACAATTGGGTGTAATTGCACAAGAAGTAAATGAAATTGTTCCGGAAGTTGTATCATATGTGAAAGATTTAGATGAATATGCGGTTGCATATGGTAATCTTGCAGGATTATTTATTGAAGCATTTAAGGAGCAAAATGAAATTGTAAAAAAACAATCAGAAGAAATTAAAGAATTAAAAGAAATTTTAAATAATTTAATATTTAATATTAAAGGATAATAATATGGCACTAATTAAAGATTTTGAAATACCTGGAACTGGAGTTATTGTACCTAATGCATATCATGTAGTTACAAACGTAACAATTGAAAAAAGAATGGCAGATACTCCCCCACCAGTGGATACGTCTAGACCAGATGGGTTTACAGTTAGAGATGAATCTCCTGGTACTGAAGTTTATTGGATAGCGGGATATGTGGCAACAATAGCTGTTACCATTTGGAAAGACCAAGCTGCAAGAAATAATGATGCAAAACCAGTTGGATTTGTTGGTACAATTGCAGGAGATAATAAATATGGTGTAAGTATCGGAACAGCTGGTATGGACCATTATTGTAGATTTATGTTAGAAGTACCATCTGAATTAGACCATATGGCACAAGCATATAGACATTTATTAACTACTGATTATTATAGTGGTTCATTAGAAGTTTAAAAACAAAAAAATATATATTTATAACATATAAACAAATAAATTATGGCACTGACATACGAATGGAAATTGACATCATTAAGAAAGCAAAATACTGATACATTAAATAATATTGTGGTTGGTACTCAATGGACAATAACTGGTACGGATTCCGATGGTAATACTGGAATATTTCATGGAGCAACTCCGTTTGAAGCTAAAGATGTAAATGGTGATGGTTTTATAGACTATCAAGATTTGACAGAAGAAATAGTATTGGAATGGATTAAAGATTATGTTAGTGGAGTAGGTCCATCTAATTATATGAACCATATTAACGAAATGATACAAAGACAAATAGATGAGGTTAAATACAGTAGAATTGATGTTACTGAAAACGATTTACCTTGGTCTCCTACCTCTGGTAGTGTTACACCTGAACCTACTGGTGAGAGAGCACCTGCATAATAGTATTTACTTACAATAATATTGAATGTCCAAAGCACTTATTTATAAACAAATTTGTGTTTTGGACATTTTCTTTATATTTATATAGGTAATATTGTATATACTCAATATTAGCATTTAAAAACAATATAATCGGAGAAATAAAATGGCAGAAAGAATCGTATCACCCGGCGTATTTACAAGAGAAAATGACCTATCCTTCTTAGCGCAAGGAGTTGGACAAATTGGAGCAGCATTCGTAGGACCTTTTAAACAAGGACCTGCATTCATTCCAACTATTGTAAGAAGTCAATCAGAATTCCAACAAATTTTTGGAACACCTGATGGAACATATTATACTGAATATGCAGTACAAAACTACTTAAGAGAAGCTGGAGCAGCAACTATTGTAAGAGTTGGAGGAATTAATGGATATAAACAAGTAAAACCTTTAGGTATTTTGATATCAGGTTCTACTAATGGAACTTCCCAAAAATTAATCTCTACATTACATTCAACTGCATATGGATTAAAAGATGTAGGATTTATACAAGCAGAAACTACTATTACAAGTAGCGCTACTATACCTGGTTCATTTGTAATATCTGGTTTGATAAGTTCTGGTTCAGCCGCAGCAAGTGTATCTGCATCAATTTTAGCAACAGCAACAAATGATGTAGCTGATGTATTTGGTGAATCTCCATTTGGTGCTAAAGCCGCATACGCTTATACATTCTTTGAAAATATAGCAACTTCATTTACTGGTTCATCCGATATAATTGGTAATAGAGCATCTGCTTCTTTACTTTATTTACCTGACCAAAATTTTGAATATGATGCTCAAGAGGCATCTACTCCTTGGGTTGTATCTCAATTAGTAAGTGGTGAAAGATATCAACTTTTCCGTTTCCATACATTAGGACATGGTACTCCATATAATACTAAATACAAAATTGGTATTTCTAATGTTAAGGCAGCTGGGCAAGATAGTTCAACGGATTATTCAACATTCTCTGTAACACTTAGAAGTTATGGTGATAGTGATAAGAAAGCTTCTATAATTGAATCATTTGGTAATGTAAACTTAGACCCATCATCTCCTAGATATATTGCTAGAGTAATTGGCGACAGATGGTTTACAATTGATGATAATGGTAAGATTACTGAAAATGGTGATTACTCAAATAAATCAATTCACTTTAGAGTTGAAGTATCTGAACCGGGTTCATTCCCAATATCAGCAGCACCATTTGGACATGGAGCATATACAAATCCAATAGCAACTAATAACTCAACCGAAGCATCATATGTACCAGCGGTAATTTACCAAACTGGTTCAGCAAATAACACAACAACTTCTACTGTATATTATAGTGGTATGAACTTTGATACGGCTGGTGTAGCTGGAGATAATTCAACTTATTTAAATCCAATTCCTAACGGAGCAGTTGCGGGAGCAAATACAGCATTCTCATTTGATTCTCAATTGAGTTATGTTATGACTGGTTCAGCTGGAGCTGATTTAGTTAAGAGACAATTTATTTTAGGTTTCCAAGGTGGTTTTGATGGTGTATCTCCAACTGTAAAAATAGCATTAGCTGGTGATGATGGATGGGGAGCAGCAAATACACAAGGTTTAAACTGTTCTAAATCAACAGCATCTGGCTCTTTAGGATATTCAAAAGCAATTAACGCTTTATCTAATCCTGATGAATATGATATTAACTTAGTATCAATGCCTGGTATTAATAGAGAATTACATCCTGCAATCGTTACTAAAATGATTGATATGGTTGAAAATAGACAAGATTGTTTCTATATTGCTGATTTTACTGATTATAATTCTTCAATTACAACAGCAACTGAACAAGCGCAAGCAGTAGATTCAAACTACGCAGCTTGTTACTATCCTTGGATGAAAACAATAGATTCTAACACAAACAAACTTACAACTGTACCTCCATCTACATTATTACCAGCGGTATTCGCTAGTAGTGATAGATTATCAGCAGAGTGGTTCGCACCGGCTGGTTTGAATAGGGGTGGTATTACTGGAGCAGTTAGTGTATTGAATAGATTAACACACGCTGAAAGAGATATCCTTTATGAAAATAAAGTAAACCCTATCGCAACTTTCCCTGGACAAGGTATTGTAGCATTTGGACAAAAGACATTGCAAGATAGAGCATCTGCTTTAGATAGAATCAATGTTAGAAGATTGTTAATCACTATGAAGAAGTTCATAGCATCTACATCTCGTTACTTAGTATTTGAACAAAATACAACTGAAACTAGAGCAAGATTCATTAACACTGTGACTCCTTATTTAGAGGGTATCCAACAAAGACAAGGTTTGTACGCATTCAATGTTGTAATGGATGAATCTAATAACACACCGGATGTAATTGATAGAAACATATTAGCTGGAGCAATATTCCTTCAACCAACTAAGACTGCTGAATTCATAGTAATTGATTTCAACATCTTACCAACTGGAGCATCTTTCTCAGCATAATACGAAAATAAACAAAGTAGATATTTATTAATATAAAATAAAACGGAACAAAAATGGCAGATAATATATTAAATTATACCCAAATGATAGCGGATACCTTCGAACCGAAGATGAAAAACCGCTACTATATGGAAATGACAAGTGTGGGTATTCCCGCATATATGGTTAAAACAGCAAACAGACCAGAAATAAATTTTGAAACTGTAAAAATAGACCATATCAACGTTTATAGAAAATTAAAGGGTAAAGGTGAGTGGCAGGACTTAAATATCACTTTATATGACCCAGTAGTTCCTTCAGCAGCTCAATTAGTAATGGAGTGGGTGAGATTATCACATGAATCAATTACTGGTAGAGATGGATACGCTGAATTCTATAAAAAGGACATTAGTTTTTATATGTTAGGTCCTGTTGGTGATAAGGTTGAACAATGGACTTTAAAAGGAGCATTTATTACTAAAGCTTCTTTTGGTGAATTGGACTTTTCTAACACAAATGAACCAGCAACAATCGATTTGACATTAACATACGATTACGCAATTCTTGAATATTAATATTCAAAAAAACATAAAACTAAAGGGGATACCAAAATATCCCCTTTTTTATGCTTTCTAATTTTTTAAAAACTATGTATTTATATATACAAACTTAAACAAAGTAAAGTTATGAATCAAAAACAATTCGATTTCCCAACAGAAGTGTTGGATTTACCATCAAAAGGTAAATTATATCCAAAAGAGCATCCTCTATCTTCTGGACAAATTACAATAAAATATATGACAGCAAAAGAGGAAGATATACTTTCTTCTACAAACCTAATTAAAAAAGGAATTGTATTGGATAAGTTATTTGAATCAATTATTGTTGATGCTGTTAATATAGATGATATTTTAGTAGGTGATAAAAATGCAATCGTATTAGCAACAAGACTATTAGGATATGGTCCTAACTATAATATTTCATTTTATTCATCTAAAGCAGGAAAATCTATTGAAACAACAGTAGATTTGGCTCAAATTAAAACAAAGGATGTTGATTATTCTAATTTTGGAAATCAAAATGAATTTCAATTCACAACACCTACTGGTAATACATTAGTATTTAAATTACTTACACATGGTGATGAGAAGTTAATTGATAAAGATATAACAGCATTAGAGAAAATGAATAAAGATGGTTCGTATGAAATTACAACTAGATTAAGATATATGATTAAAAGTGTGGATGGTAATTCAGATTTAGGTCATATCAATAAATTCATTAATAACTCATTTTTAGCAAAAGATAGTAGAGCATTCAGAGAACATATTAAAAAAATCTCTCCAGATATGAACATGACATTTACATATGTACATGAAGATGGAGAAAGTGAGGTGGCGCCTATTCCAATGGGCGTAGGGTTTTTTTGGCCTGGCGATGAATCATAGTCTATTACTCCACACTCAAATATTTGAAATGGTGGAGTATAGTAATGGTTTTTCGATGATGGAATTGTACAAAATGCCAACCCATCTTAGGAGATTTTATTATAATAAATTAGTTGAATCGAAGAAAAAAGAAAACGAAGATACTAAAAAAGCACAATCTTCCAACGCATCTAAAGTTAGGATTAAGAGATAACCACTCTTATTCCTAACTTTTTTCTTTTATTAGATATTTATAGATTGAATAACTATAAACAAACGAAGATGGCATCACATTATAAAATAAGAAAATCTAAATTAAAAGAATTTTTTGGATTGTTTACTAAAAAGAGAACACCTGAAAAACTTCAAAAATTGATTGATAAAGACCCTGTCTTACAAAAGTTAAAGGCTGATGTAGAT